AACGCTCTTGGCTTCCCTCGTCACCGTCAGGAACAGCCGTAGTCTCATCAGTCGCAGTTTGCGGAACAGTGAAATGAGACGACTTATTTTCGTCGCGCATTTGCTCACGCCTCTTCCGTTGCTTAGTGAAATTCGGATTGTTGTTTAGCAGATCGAGAATTTCCCATGAAGGGGTCACAACGCACATACTATTTGGCGATTGAAGCAGCATTTTTCTTCCAGGCTTCTTATCTTTTCTAATCGTCCGCGCTTCGATTATGTCGTGATATTGCGATGAGTGGATGCCAAGAACACGAAGAAACATATTGTCTTGTATTTCTTTATGTTGCGACATCTTGTCGAAAAGATGAGTGGCGCTATCCCCGCTATTACGGGCCACCCGCGGCACTAAGTCTCTCACAAAATGCGGGCCGTAGGTAATATCGCGGAGATCATTTGCCGGCGTTCGATAAACGAAAACGGGCGACCCCGAATAGCCTGTACGTGACCGAATATCGAAAAGATAAGAGGGACGAGATACTTTATTTCCCTGTTCAACAGGATCGTTCTTGCTTGGTAGCAGGCTTACATTGCCAAAGCGAGCAGACACCAAGTTGCGTATTTCTCCGCTAAGGTTTGCAAACAATCCGAGAATAAATCCATCCTCGCCGATTGAGAGTTCAACGGCATCACGGAAATCCTTTGTCAGGAACACGCCTATTGGCAAATAAGAAACCTCATCATTTTTCAGTGAGAGATCGTCCGTAATATCAACCGCCGAAATATCGTATCCATTTGTCGCGTGCTGCCAGTCGTCTAGGTGGCGCCTTATGAAACGACTTTTGCCATCCCTCGTATTTAGGCGAACATCATGGCAGTGGCCATTTATGTTGTGCTGACACGTGACAGCATAAAAATGCTCGGCCCTTGCGAACGGGAAACCAACCACAAACCCGGTCCCCCATGGGCCGCCCTTTTTTCCGGTCTCAGGATCGGTGCCATAAAGGAAGCAAACGCTTCGAGCGAAAGTTGGATTTAGGCGCGGCATGCCGTAAGGCAACCACCTAGGGCGCAGTTTCCCATTCTCTGAGATACACCAGAAAAAATCGTACTCAAAATCGGCGTCAGCGAACGTGACCGGGCATAGAGGCAAATTCTATCCCCTATGGCTCTACTTGTCGAGAGGGGATAAATGCGCTTCGATCCGGATCCAAGTGTAGAAAAGGACCATCCTGAGAGAGTTGGGTAAGGGAGCGCTGCCGATGAGCGTGCTCCGCCCGTATATAAGGAACAGCCCGGCCGCCGAACGCGCCGGGTTTTTTGTAGCCGCGTCGCGCGGCGGGTCAGTCCTTCGGCGACGGCAAACCGTGCAGCCGTAAAAAGCCGAGCTTGTCCCGGCCATCGACGCGTTTGTTCAAACCATGGATGCCCGGCACAAGGCCGGGCATGACGAATTATAAAAATTTTCCTGGAGAATCCCGCATGCCCCTGACACCGCGCCAGCGGCGCTTCGTCGAGGAATACTTGATCGATCTCGATTGTCGCGCCGCCGCGCGCCGCGCCGGCTTCTCGCCGAACTCGAAAACCTCTCTGCCGCGCATGATGCGCAACCCGGAGATCGGGCGCGCGATCGGGACCGCGATGGCGGCGCGTGCCCAGCGCACCGGCATCACCCGCGAGCGCGTGCTCGCGGAATACGCGAAGATCGCCTTCGTCGATCTCAGCCATCTCGCCGAATGGGACGAGAAAGGTGCCGTGCTGCTCGATGCGGCGCTGCTCGACGACGACGCGGCGGCGGCAATCGCGACGGTGTGCGAGGCCGCTGCCGCGGCGACGGACGGCGCGGCGGGGGAGCCGGTGCCGCTCAAAGTCGGTCTCTTCGACAAGATGAAAGCGCTCGAGGCGCTCGCCCGCCTGCTCGATCCGACATGGAATCTCGATGCCAGCATCGCCCCGCCGCCGCTCCCGAACCGACTTCACTGAGCGCCAGCTCGCCTTCATCCGCGAATATCTCGTCGATCTGAAGCCCGCCGATGCCGCGCGCCGCGCCGGCTATAGCGCCGAAAGCGCCAACCGTATCGCCTATGTGCTGCGCCGCCAACCGAAGATCGCGGCGCGAATCGAGCAGGTGCAAGCGCGCCGCGCCGAGAAGAAGCGCGTAACCGCCGATCGCGTGCTGGAAGAGCTCGGCAAAATGGCCTTCTCCAACATTCGCGACTACGTCGATTGGGGACCGCAGGGCGTGACGATACGCGACAACGCGCTGCTCGACGACGAGCAGACCGCGGCGGTCGCCGATGTCGAGCCCAAAGGCAACGGCAAGCTGGCGCGGCTGAAGCTCTACGACAAGCTCGCCGCGCTCAACGCACTGGCGCGGCATCTCGGCATGATCGGCGGCAAGACCGCGCTGGCGCCGCCGGGACATGACGACGAGGAGCGCAAGGCGGCGAATGCCGAGCTGCGCGCGCGGCTAATGCGCATCGTGCGCAGCGGCGAGAAGAAATAAGCGGGAGCGGCTAGCCATCGGCTATCAGCTATCAGCTGAAAGATGCCACGCACAATTTCTCCTCGTCCTGAGCGGAGCGAAGCGTAGTCGAAGGACGCGCGATGTTTGTGCAACGTTGCAAGAGCAACCTGCGCCCCCTGAGCTTGTCGAAGGGCGACTTCGCTCAGGGTGAGGATGATTTTGGGTCCTGGCCCCGCCGAGCTGATGGCTGACAGCTGAGTGCTTCTCTAATGCCGTTTACACCCGACGAAGCCGCCCAAATCGTAGCGCAGATCGACGCGGATCCGATGTCGGTCCGGGCGGCGCACAGCATGCTGGGTGACTGGCACTGCTGGGCGCGGCGCTCGCAGCTCCCGCCCGACGGCGATTGGCGCGTCTGGCTGCTCTTGGCCGGGCGCGGCTTCGGCAAAACCCGCGCCGGCGCCGAATGGGTGCGAGCCCAAGCCGAAAGCGGCGCGGCACGGCGCATCGCGCTGGTGGCGCCGACCGCGCGCGATGCGCGGCTCGTCATGGTCGAAGGCGCGAGCGGGGTGTTGTCGATTGCGTCGGCCGAAGCTCGGCCGACATTCGAGGTATCGAAGCATCAGCTCACCTGGCCGAACGGCGCGATCGCGACGCTCTATTCGGCCGACGAGCCCGATCGGCTGCGCGGCCCGCAATTCGACGCCGCGTGGTGCGACGAGCTTGCGGCATGGCGTTATCCCGCCGCGTGGGACATGCTGATGCTGGCGCTGCGCCTCGGCGAGCGGCCGCGCTGCGTGGTGACGACGACGCCGAAGCCGGTGAAGCTGATTCGCACGCTGCTCGCGTCGCCCGACTGCGCGGTGACGCGCGGCACGACGCATGAGAATGCGAAGAATCTCGCGCCGGGATTCCTCGCCGCGATCCTGAAGCAATATGACGGCACGCGGCTCGGGCGTCAGGAGCTCGATGCCGAGCTGCTCGACGACATGCCCGGCGCGCTCTGGTCGCGCGATGCGATCGAGAAGGCGCGAATCGATGCGGCACCAACGTTGCGCCGCGTGGTGGTCGCGATCGATCCCGCGGCGAGCGTCGGCGAGAATGCCGACGAGACCGGCATCGTCGTCGCGGCGCTCGGCCAGGACGGCGCGGCCTATGTGCTCGACGATCTCTCGGGCCTCTATAGCCCACATGATTGGGCGGCGCGCGCGCTCGATGCCTATCGCGCGCATCGCGCCGATCGCATCGTCGCCGAGGTCAACAATGGCGGCGCGATGGTCGAGGCGACCTTGCGTGTGCTCGATGCCGGCGTTTCCTACAAGCCGGTGCACGCCTCGCGCGGCAAGCTCGCCCGCGCCGAGCCGGTCGCCGCGCTCTACGAGCAGGGGCGCGTGCATCATGTCGGCGCGTTCGCCGCGCTCGAGGACCAGATGTGCGCTTTCACCGGCGGGCCGTTATCGCATAGCGGGTCGCCAGACCGCGTCGACGCGCTGGTCTGGGCGCTCTCGGAGCTGATGCTCGCCGGCGCCGAGCCCGGGCTGCTGGCGTATTACCGGTCGCTGAACGCGAAGTAGTTTTTGTTGCGGCAATGCGCCGTCGCAAGACGGCTCGCCGCTGAAGATTCGCGGCTCGCCTTTGCTGGCGCATGCCGATATCAATCGGAGTCCTCACCCATGCCCGAACGCCTTCTCGCGCGCTTCATGCGCGGCGCCGGCTATGTGCTGACCGGCAACGCGCCCGCCGATTGGTTCGGGCCGCAGAACCCGCTGCCGCCGCAAGCGCCGCCGGATGTCGCCGGCCGGCAATTCGATTACCCCTTCGGCTTCAACCTCGCGGTGACGCCGCGCAGCTGGGAACCGACCGGCTTCGCCGAGCTGCGCGGCCTCGCCGAGAGTTACGATCTGCTGCGCGCGGTGATCGAAACGCGCAAAGACCAGATGGAGCGCCTCACTTGGCGCATCCGGCCGCGGGCGCCCACGCCGACCGGTGGCGCGAGCGACCCGCGGCTCGTTGCTCTGACGCAGTTCTTCGAATGCCCCGACAAGCATCACGGCTGGGCGAGCTGGCTCAGGATGCTGCTCGAAGACCTGCTCGTCATCGATGCGCCGACGCTTTACAAAGAGCGCACGCGCGGCGGCGCGATCTACGCGCTCGATGTCATCGACGGCGCGAGCATCAAGCGCCTGATCGACGATTGGGGCCGCACGCCGGCGCCGCCATCGCCGGCCTATCAGCAGATCCTCAAAGGCATGCCGGCGGTCGACTACACCGCCGACGAGCTGATCTACGCGCCGCGCAATCCGCGGGTCCACAAGGCCTACGGCTTCTCGCCGGTCGAGCAGGTGCAGATGAGCGTCAACATCGCGCTGCGCCGGCAGATCTATCAGCTGCAATACTACACCGAGGGCAATATCCCCGAGGCGCTGATCGGCGTGCCGGAGAATTGGAATCCGGACCAGATTAGGCAATTCCAATCCTATTGGGATGCGCTCAATGCCGGCGACACCGCCGAGCGGCGCCACGCCAAGTTCGTGCCCGGCGGCGTCGCCAAGACTTTCGTTCCGGTGCGCGAGCCGGCGCTGAAAGACGCGTTCGACGAATGGCTGGCGCGGGTGGTGTGCTACGCCTTCTCGCTGCCGCCGACCGCGTTCACGGCGCAGGTCAATCGCGCGACCGCGGAGAATGCGCAGGACGTGGCGCTCTCGGAGGGCTTGCTGCCGCTGCAGCGCTGGGTGAAGCAGCTGATCGATCGCGTCATCGCCGAGGAGTTCGGCGCAGGCGATCTCGAATTCGCTTGGGATCAAGACCGCGACGCCGATCCTTCAGCGACGGCGACGATCGCCGCCGATTACGTCAAGAGCGGCATCAAGAGCATCAACGAGGTGCGCGCCGAGCTCGGCCTGCCGCCGGTCGCCGGCGGCGAGCAGCCGAAGATCCAGACCGCGCAAGGCCTCGTGCCGCTGACCGCTAGCGCGGCGGCGCCGCCTGCGAACGAGAAGCTGCAGCGCGCCAACCCGAATCACTACGGCCCCGGCGATCGCGGCGGCCAATTCGCGCCGAGCGGCGAGGGCGGCAATGGCGGTGACGACCAAAAGCCGGTCCGAGTCGCCGACAGCGGGCGGATCGCGACCGACGCGAGCGCTACGCAAGCTGCTCAAGGTCCCGAGGGCGAGGAGGCCCCTACCCTCGGATTGCCGGCGGCGCGCGTTATCGTGCAGCGTGCCATCGACGAAGGGCAGATATCTCCGGTCGCCGGCGACGAAATCCTCGCTGGTATTGCGCAGGGTGACGCCGCGCAGACGAAGCGTTTCAACGCTCTCACGCGCGGTGTAGCTCGCATACCGTCCAACTGAATTGCGGACGAAGCTGAAGGCGAGGGTGGTGTCTACTATCGCAACCCAAGTAATCCGCAGTATGATTATGTTCGTATCATGCCGGGGGACCCGCAGAGTCAATTTCCCGACCAGCAGAATCCGTACGTCATCGATCAAAAGAACGGCGGGTTTTTGACCAAGGAGGGTACGCGAGTCCAGGGCATTAAAACCCCCGGCACACATATCTCGTTGGACAACTATCGTTTTGATAAAAGGCGATCCTTATGCCGAAGAGACGCGCCCCGGTAACCGAGAAGGAAATGACCGTTACGACGGCTCAATGGATCGAATTCATCCGGCCGATCGTCGAGGATCTGGCAAGTCCTGAAGTTCAAAAGCATTCATGGACCCTTGGTCAAGGATATTCGCCCGAAGATTTGATTTGCGGCCTCATGAACGATTTTTCTTTCTCCGAGCATGTTCGGTCGCCGGTCGTTCAGATTACCGAAGCGCAGAGAGCCTTGGGAATGAAGCTTGTCGAGGCCATGGATGCTTTCGTGGACAAGGTTCATGGCAGGTTCGACTGGCGGGCGATGTTGATCGACCCCGATTGGCGGAAGGTTCAGGTGGCGGCCGCCGATTTCTTCAAGTTGTTGCCGACCTGATTTGATTTATCGACGCGCTGCCGTCGGCTCCTGAGCCTGTCGAAGGGCACCGCGCAGGTCAACCGCGCCACCGCGCAGAACGCGCAGGACGTGGCGCTCAGCGAGGGCCTCGCGCCGTTGCAGGGCTGGGTCAAGCATCTGATCGATCGCGTCATCGCCGAGGAATTCGGCGCGGCCGATCTCGAATTCGCCTGGGACCAGGACCGCGACGCCGATCCTTCAGCGACGGCGACGATCGCCGCCGATTACGTCAAGAGCGGCATCAAGAGCATCAACGAGGTGCGCGCCGAGCTCGGGTTGCCACCCGTGGCCGGTGGCGAGCAGCCGAAGATCCAGACCGCGCAAGGCCTGATACCGCTGACCCAGAGCGCGAGCCCGGCAGCGGCACCAAGCGCCATGACGGCGCACGCGTTTTCGCTCCACAAGGATTTCGATCCCGATCAGCCGCGGGACGACCAGGGACGATGGACCATCGATGGAAGCGATAGCGGTGGGGATCGCGGCGCGAAACCCGTCCAGGTCGCCGACAGCGATCGGATCGCGACCGATGCGAGGCAACAGGTCACGCAGGAACGAGCCGCCGGTTCCTTTTGAGGAGCCTGTTCTCCCAATTCGGCCACCACTACCGGAATATCCGACCGATCCGACGAAGCCCCCGGGCCCGGGCTATGAATGGAGAGGCAACAATCCGAAGCCTGGAAGTCCGGAAGGCAGCTGGTACAATAAGAACACGAAGGAAACCCTCCGTCCTGATCCGAGTCATGGCCCGCCAGAAGGACCGCATTGGGATTACCAGCCGGGCGGAAGTCACGACTGGTATCGTTGGTTTCCCGACGGGCGCTTAGAACCCAAGGCATGATGCAGGCATCACGATGACAACAGACGCTGCACTAACAAAACTCGTCGAGCTGCCGTTAGGACAAGCCGGCCTCGATTACGTCCGCGTGAATATGGGAGGCGAAACCAGTTTCTGCCGAGAAATGCTGCCGCTCGCTATGAAAGGTAGAAACGTCTTTGCCGTTGTTCCCGAAGGGACGGATATGGCGCGCGCCATGCAATTCGATCGCGGCGGCCTCGTGCGCACACGATTCACCGATCACTGGCTGGCGGAGCGGATGCTTTCCGCGTGTCGCTCTCATCCCGAAGGCCTGCTTGTTTTCGACGAGCCTTGGGGCGGAAGGAAAGGCGACCCGGCAGCCATGCGGCGCGATGATCCGAAATTCTTTCACGACAGATTCGTCTACCATTTCGTTGAAGCCAAGACGGCAAGCCCGACGCTCGTTGATAAGGCGATGCGAGCCCCAGGCGGGTTTCTTTTCATCGCTGCCTTCTCGCTTTATCCATTTGCCGCGAGCACGCTTCCGGCCGATCTGACGGTTCAAGACGATCAGATAATGCGCGACATCGCCGCGCAAACGCAGGAGCTTTACATCTCCGCCTACGATCACGAGAGTTACGTCGTCTGGCAGCGGTAAGCGGCATCTAAGCATCTCTTTCAGCTAGACCGAGCGGCGGCGCGCTCTATGCGCTCGATGTCATCGACGGCGCGAGCATCAAGCGCCTGATCGACGATTGGGCCGCACGCCGGCGCCGCCCGCACGTCCGCAAGGCCTACGGCTTCTCGCCGGTCGAGCAAGTGCAGATTGAGCGTCAACATCGCGCTGCGCCGGCAGATCTATCAGCTGCAGTACTACACCGAGGGAAACATCCCCGAAGCGTTGATCGGCGTGCCGGAGAATTGGAATCCGGACCAGATTAGGCAATTCCAATCCTATTGAGACGCGCTCAACGCCGGCGACGTCGCCGAGCAAAACTTTGTCGGCGGCAAAACCGCCGCAATGATTTTCCGCCAAGGCGCCTTTCAGGCGCCTTTTTTATTGCTGCAATCACCGAACCTGAAAGGAAGCCTGATGCAAATCTTTTTGCCGCTCGAGAAACTCGATCGCGAGCAGCGCATGGTCTACGGTTATGCCTCGACCGAGGCGCGCGACAGCCAGGGCGAGATCGTGACCCGCGCCGCGATCGAGGCGGCGCTGCCCGGTTATATGGAATTCGCCAATATTCGCGAGATGCACCAGCTCTCGGCGGTCGGGATCGTCAAAAGCGCCGATCTCGACGACAAGGGTCTTCGGCTTTCCGCCAAGGTGGTCGACGACGACGCCTGGGCGAAGGTGAAGGAGGGCGTCTACAAGGGGCTCTCGATCGGCGGCCGCGTCACCAAGCGCGACGCGATCAACAAAGCGGTCATCACCGGCGTCGATCTGACCGAGATCAGCCTGGTCGATCGCCCCGCGAATCCCGAAGCGCTGATCGACGCCTACAAGGCCGCCGGCGCGGAGGATGTCGCCAAGGTCGGCGCGCGCAATTCGCAGGCCGATCTCGCGCGCATCCAGAACGTGCACGACACGGCGGTCGCGCTCGGCGCGAACTGCCCGGGCGAGGACGATGCCGACGACCAGGGCGACGACGACAACGACAACACCGGCGACGAGACCGACACCGAGAACGACGATGACGGCACCGGCGACAATGATGATGTGGACGGCGACGATAGCGACGTGATGGCCGCGGTCGCCGGCGCGCGCGGCAGCATGCTGACGAAGCTGGTCCGGCTCGGCGCGCGCATCGAGGCGCTGACCAAGCAGGTCGAGAACCAGGCGCGGCTGTTGCAAAAGATCGCCGACGCGCCGGCGCCGCCGAAATACGTGACGGCCCGCGCGGTCGAGAAATTCGAAGACGGCGCGGCGGCGAAAGCCGCCGACGAGCCCAAGACCGTGCTCGATGCGATCAAGAAATCGCATCGCCATCCCATCCGCCTCGGCCTCGGCTGAAGATTCCCTCCTCACAAGAATTCCCCTCACCCTCCCGCGCTCACGCGCGGGTCCCTCCCTCTCCCCAGCGGGGAGAGGGTGCCGAGCGCAGCGAGGCAGGTGAGGGGGCGCGTGCTGCTCATTCAAATTCATCACAATCAGGAGCATTCATGACCAACACCACCGCACAAACTCTCGACGCCTTCAAGCAAGCGCAGAAATCGCCGGTTGCCGATCCGCTGTTCGCCGCGATGCTGGCGAAGAGCACGTTCCAGCAGCCGGGCTCGCCGACCTCGGGCTTGAATTTCTACGATCTCGAGCCCGGCGCGAAAATGCTGTTCCCCGTGCTCACGCCCTTGCGCAACGACATTCCGCGCGTTTCCGGCAAGGGCGGCATCCAGGCGAATTGGCGCGCCGTCACCGGCATCAACACCTCGTCGGTCCGCGCCGGCATCTCCGCCGGCAATCGCGGCGGCGTCATCGCGGTGACGACGCAGGATTACGTCGCCGTCTATAAGGGCATCGGCCTCGAAGCCAATGTCGATTTCGAAGCGGTCTATGCCGGCCAGGGCTTCGACGATCTGCGCGCGGTCGCGGCGCAGACCTTGCTCGAATCGCTGATGCTGCAGGAAGAGCAGATCATCCTCGGCGGCAATTCCGGCCTCGGCCTCGGCACCACGCCGACGCCGTCGCTCGTCGCATCGGCCTCGAACGGCTCGCTCGCGACCCAAACGCTCAGCGTCATCTGCGTCGGGCTGACGCTCGACGGCTTCATCAATTCGACCATCGCCGGCGGTATCCCGGCGCAGATCAACCGCACCAATGCCGACGGCTCGACCGACAATTTCGGCGGCGGCTCGGCGCGCAAATCGACCAACGCCACGGTCGCGGTGACCGGCCCGACCGGCTCGGTCGCGGCGACCGTTGCGCAGCTGCGCGGCGCGGTCGGCTATGCCTGGTTCTGGGGCGCGGCCGGCGCGGAAGTGCTGGGCGCGATCACCACGATCAATTCGGTCTCGATCGTCGCCAACGCGGCGGGCACGCAGACCGCGGCCTCGCTGCCCGCGGCCGACAATAGCCAGAACGCGCTGGTGTTCGACGGGCTCTTGACGCAGGCGTTCAACCCCAGCCTCAACGCCTATTTCGCGGCGCAGGCGACCGGTACCGCCGGCACCGGCACGCCGCTCACCCCCGACACCGAAGGCGGCATCGTCGAGTTCGACGCGGCGCTCAAATCCTTCTGGGACAATTTCCGCCTGTCGCCGACCGCGATCTACGTCTCCTCGCAGGAGATGCTCAACATCCACAAGAAGATCCTGCAAGGCGGCACCAATACCGCGACGCGCTTCGTGTTCTCGCCCGAGCAGGGTGCGGTCCTCGGCGGCGTGATGGTGCGCAGCTATCTCAACAAGTTCAGCATGAACGGCGCGGTCGAAATCCCGATCCGGCTCCATCCCAACATGCCGGCCGGCACGGTGCTGTTCTTCTCGAAGACCTTGCCCTATCCGCTCTCGAACGTGCCGAACACGATCCAGGTCCGCACCCGCAGCGAGTACTACCAGATCGAATGGCCGCTCCGGGCGCGGCGCTACGAATACGGCGTCTATGCCGACGAGGTGCTGCAGAACTTCGCGCCCTTTGCCTTCGGCGCGATCACCAATATCGGCAATGGGTGACGACACGCCCCCCACCCTAACCCTCCCCCTCGAGGGGGGAGGGAAGGGAGGGGGTGAATTGCCTCAACCCTCGCGAACGGAGTCGCAAAATGGCCACCGGCGATCTCACCACGCTCGCCAATGTGAAGGCGTATCTGTCGCCGCCGCTCGTCACGACGGCGGACGACGCGCTGCTATCGCGGCTGATCACGGCGGCGAGCCAGTTCATCCAGACCTGGCTCAACCGCGCCATCGCCTCGGCGAGCTATACCGACACGCGCAACGGCACCGGCGGGACGATCCTCTTCCTCGGCAACCGGCCGGTGACCGCGGTCGCCAGCGTCACCGTTGACGGCGTCGCGATCGCGCCGTCGAGCCCGCCGCCGACCGGCGACGGTTATCTCTTCGACGACAGCGCGGTCTATCTGGTCGGCCATTGCTTCAGCCGCGGGGCGCAGAACGTGGTCGTGCAATACACCGCGGGCTTTGCCGCGACGCCACCCGAGATCGAGCAGGCCTGCATCGCGCTGGTCGCGCTGCGCTACAAGGAGCGCGACCGCATCGGCCAGGTCTCGAAGAATCTGGGCGGCGAGACCGTGTCGTTCCAGCAGAAGGACATGCCGGCCGACGTCGCGACCGTGCTCGATCAATACCGCAATTTGGTGCCGGTATGAGCATCGCGGTGACGATCGTCGGCGGCGACGCGCTGGTCGCGCGGCTCGTGGCGCTGCCGGATGTGCTGAGCGCGCAGCTCGGCAACGGGTTCGGCAATATCGCCGCGGCGCTTTACGCGCGCGTCTTGGACAATCTTTCGGGCGCGGTGGTGAATGCGCGCAGCGGCACGCTGCAAGCCGCGGTGACGCAAGCATCCGACAGCGGCGCGGCGACGATCGGCATCGATGCGAGCACGGCGCCTTACGCCGCGGCGCTGGAATTCGGCGCCTCGATCCCGGCGCAGCTGATCGCGGCCAAGAACGCGAAGGCGCTCGCCTTCGTCGTCGGCGGGAGCCAGGTCTTCGCCAAGCATGTGATGCACCCGGCCTTTGTGCTCCCGCCGCACTCTTTCCTGCGCGCGGCGCTCGCCGATCTCGCGCCCGACATCATCGCGACGCTACAAGACTCGGTCGCCGCCGCGGTGGCGTCATGACCCGCGAGCCGATCTACGCCGCGCTGTTCGCGCTGGTCGCGGGTGCGGCGAGTTTCGTCACCGTGAGCCGGCGGCTGCGGCATTGGAGCGATGTCGGCGCCGCCGAGCAGCCGGCGCTGTTCCAGATCCAGAAGAGCGAGAGTGCCGAAGAGCGCCGGCCGCTGCCGGTCAAATGGCGCGCCGCGGTCGATCTCTATGTCTACGCGCAGGCGCCCGACGAGCTGACCGCGCCGGCGACCATCCTCAACCCGCTGCTCGATGCGCTCGAGGCGGCGCTCGCGCCCGACCCGTTCACGCATGTGCAATCGCTCGGCGGGTTGGTCCAGCATTGCTGGATCGCCGGCCGCATCCAGACCGACGAAGGCGTGCTCGGCGGCCAGGCGGTCGCGATCGTGCCGATCGAGATACTCGCGAGCGGCTAGGCGATTGGCGTCCTTCGAGACGCGCCCGATGGGCGCTCCTCAGGACGAGGAAAAACCTCAATGACCTCATCCTGAGGAGGCGCAACGCGCCGTCTCGAAGGATGAGTGCCTCACCACTCATTCAACAGGAGGTTCTCATGTTTGCTTTCGGCTCGGGCGTGCTGTTGGGCACGCGCACCGACATCGCCAACGCGACGCCGGTCAATTTCGGTTTGGTACAAGAGGTGCAGCTCGATCTGCAATTCACCGCCAAGCAGCTTTATGGCCAATACCAATTCCCGGTCGCGATCGCGCGCGGCCAGGCCAAGGCCGCCGGCAAGGCGAAGATGGCGCAGGTTTCGGGCCTCGCTTTCAACAATCTGTTCTTCGGCGCGAGCCTCGCGACCGGCCAGCTCGCGACCTCGTTCGGCGAAGCGGGCACGGTGCCGGCGAGCTCGCCTTACACCGTGACCACGGTGAATTCCGGCACCTGGCAGGATGATTACGGCGCGGTCTACGCCGCGACCGGCCTGCCGGTCGCGAAAGTCGCGTCGTCGCCCGCCGCCGGGCAATACAGCGTCGCCGCCGGGGTCTACACCTTCAATTCGGGCGATGCCGGCAAAGCGGTGCTGATCTCCTACACCTACACGGTCGCGGGCAGCGGCCAGCAGGTGACGCTCGCCAATCCGCTGCTCGGCACCACGCCGACCTTTCAGGCGCAGCTCTACACCAGCTTCCAAGGCAAGCCGTGCAACGTGAAGTTGTTCAACTGCGTCTCCTCGAAGCTTGCCTTCGCGACCAAGATCGAGGATTTCGTCATTCCCGAATTGGATTTCGACATCTTCGCCAATGCCGGCGGCAATGTGCTGCAATGGTCCTTCGCCGAGGTGTCGTAACCCGCGTAGCACAGGCGAGCGCCGAATCTTGAGGCGCGAGCCGTCGTGCGGAGCACACAACAGCCCTCGCCGCTCCACGGCACCGCAGCCTAAGAGGGACGCGGCGAACGATTTCGGCGATCCGCAGCACGGCATTTCGTTGTATGTTCGGTTTTGCGAGCCGTATTCTCGCAACGGGCATTTAGCGGAGGTCGATGATGGAGCAAGGTTCCAGAAGCGCGAAAGAGGTTCTCCGTCTCGATGATCGGCTGATCGAGATCGTCGAGGCCGAATATCCGCGCTTCAGCGCCGAAGAGATGGCGCGGCGACGGCAAGCGACGACAGCGGCGATGGGCGAGGCGGGGGTCGATCATCTCCTCGCCTATGGCGCCGGATTCCGGGGCGGCGCGGTCACGTGGCTGTCGCGCTGGCTGGTGACGACCGAGGCGCAGCTCGTCGTGACGCCCGGTGAGCGCGACGCGCTCGCCGTGCAATATTTCAATCATGTGCCGTTGGCGCGGCTGCTCGCGCCCGATGCCGAGGTGAGTTGGGGCGGCGCATCGACGATCCAAACAACCATCCGCGCGCTCGAGAAGCGCGGCGCGAAGCCGGGACGGGTCGGGCTGATCGGGACGTTGCCTTTCGCCGCCTATCGCGCGCTGGTCGCCAAATTCGGCGAGCCCGTCGACATGAATCGCGCCTATGCGCGGCTGCGGTTGATCCGATCCGCGGAGGAGCTGGACTGGTTTCGGATCGGATCGCGGCTCAGCGACCTGTCGATCGAAGCGCTGATCAGAGATATTCGGCCCGGCCTCACCGAGCGCGATCTCGGCGCGATCGTCGAAGGCGCCTATCTTCCCTGGGGCGGCGTCAACGTCATCCATTTCTTCGCCGTCAACGCGATGCGCAACCCGAGTTACGGCGTGCCGCGCCAGCATCCCTCGACCCGGCGGGTTCAGCAGGGCGACGTGATCTCGACCGAGATCACCGCGAATTTCTGGGACTATGGCGGTCAGGTGCTGCGGACGTTTTCGGTCGGCGAAGAGCTCAATCCGCTGTTCCGCGATCTTCACGCCGCGGCGGCCGCGGCGTTCGATGCCATCGTCAAAGTGATGAAGCCGGGCGCTCATGCCGAGGAGATCGTGCGCGCCGCGCAAGTGATCGAGGATGCGGGCTTCACGACCTTCGACGATCTGGTCCATGGCGGCGGCGGCGGTTATGGGCCGCCGGTGGTGGGCTCGCCGAGCCGGCAGAACGAGCCGATCCCGGATTTCCGGCTCGCCGCCGGCATGCTCGTCGTGGTCCAGCCCAACGTCGTCACCAAGGATGCGAGCGCCGGCGTCCAGACGGGCGAATGCGTGCTGATCACCGAAACCGGCGCCCAATCGCTGCATACGGTCGGACGCGGCCCGTACCGCGTCGGATAGTCTGTCGCATCGTCGCGCGGCGCGCCGCGACCCGCACGCTTGATCGCCGGCGGATGCTCCAGCATGCTGCTCCGGCGAACCTGGGGAGGGAGCGATGAGACGGATAATCGCGGCGATGCTGCTGCTCGGCATCACATCGGTGGCCGCGCACGCGCAGCAGCAAAAGCCGATCGACGTCATCATCGCCTTGCCGGCGCCGACGCTGACTTTCGCGGCGCCGTTCCTCGCCGAGGATGCCGGGCTCTACAAGGCCGAAGGGCTCAACGTCTCGCATCGCATGCTGGTCGGCGTCGAGGCGGTGAACGCGGTCATCGCCGGCAGCGCCGATTTCACCGAGAGCACCGGCCCGGTGTTCCTGCGCGCCAACGCCAAAGGCCAGCCGCTGCTGGCGGTCGCCAATCTCATCGACAAGCCGCTGGTCGAGATGGTGATGCGCAAGGATGTGTACGAAGCGCTGCACGTCACCGACGCGATGTCGCTGAAAGAGCGCGGCGCGCTGCTCAAAGGCAAGACCATCGCGATCCAGGGCGTCGGCAGCATCATCCATGTGTGGGAGCGCGTGGTCGCGGCGCGCGGCGGGCTCGATCCCGAGAACGATGTGCGCATCGCGCCGATGGATCCGCCGGCGATGCTCGGCGCGCTGCAGACCAAGGCGGTCGACGGCTTCACGACCTCGCTGCCGTTCACGACGCAGGCCGTGCTCAACGGCAGCGCGATGATGTTCGCGAGCGCGGCGCAAGGCATCGCGCCCGACCTCGTGCCGTTTCCCTACGGGCTCTTGATGACCAAGCCGGACACCTGCCAGCGCGATCCCGATAAATGCACGCGCGTCGTTCATGCGCTCGCCGCGGCGAGCCGGATGATCCACGACCAGCCCGACAAATCGCTCGCGGTCCTCAGCCAGCGCTTCAAGACGATGGACCCCGAGGTGCTGAAAGCGGCGTGGACCACTGTGGCGCAGGCGCATGCAACCGATCTGCGCGTCACCGAGGCCGTGCTCGCCAAGGGCGACAAGGTCAATGTCGAGGCGGGATTGCTGAAGCCCGAGGACCAGCTCAAATCCTATGACGGGCTCTATACGGATAAGTATCTGCCGTGAGGAAGCTGCCTATCTTCATCACGCGGTGAGCCGGCACAGCTAGATCGCCCCAAACGCTAATCTCCGCAAAACATGTGGCGAATAAGGTGCCTAATCTCCGCAAAACATGCGGCGATTAGAACTGGCAAGCTCCGCGCAAGGATGTCCTGCCCGAGCTAAATCGCCGAAATATCTTGGGCCAGCGAGGCTAAGCCATGCCCGCGAGCTTCACCGCTTCGAGGTGATCGGCGAGGAGTTGCGGCAGCTCGGCGGGCGGCGTCCGGCCGAAGCCGCAATAAGCGGCAAGGCCGAAGCGCGGCAGGTATTTGCGCGCGACATCGAGCCGGGCCTTCAGCGTCGCCATCGAATGGATCGCGCCGAGATAGACATCGGCGCCTTTCGCGTCGAGGCCGGCGAGCGGCGCGTAGAATGTCTCCGCAATCGTGTCGAGCACCGGGATATGCGCCCAAGCGACGCGGCGGCCGGCGGCGGCGATCGCGGCGTTGGCGAGATCGACCGTCGGCCCGAGCGTCTCGGGCGCGAAAGCCGGCCAGCCGCCGAAGGTGCCGAAGCAGAAATGAAAGCCGAGCAGCGCGCCGTCGGGCACGTGTTGCGATAGCCGCGCGACCGGCGCCACGTGGGTCGCGATGTCGCTTTCGCGCGGCACGTCTTTCGCGGCGCCGGAGACCGCTTGGATTTCCCACGCCATGTCCCATTGGATCGCGAGATCGCGCGCCGGAATGTGCTGCGCGATCACGTCGAGCTCAGCGGCGAGCGATTCCTCGAAGCCCGGCCGTACACGATCGAGATCGCGCGGGTCGGGGAAATAGAGCGGCCGCACCACCGAATTGACCATCGGGATCGAGATCTGGAAGCGCAGCGCGGCGGGCAGGAGGCCTTTCTCGCGCAAAGTCTTGAACACGAAATACGACGCGACCGCGTCGCGCGCGTAGCCGAGCCGCGTGCCGGGATTGCCGAAACGCATGCGCTCGACATTGGGCCGCACGCGGAACTGCCAGCTATCCGCGCGATTGCGCGGCAAGAGTTGCTCGAGTCCGTCCACCGGAGCCGGCCGCTTCAAGGTCTCGAGATCGGCATGGCCGTTGAAGAGCTGATAGCAGAGGCGATTGACCCAGGAGCGGCGCTCGCCAACCTCGCCGTCGGGCAGCGCCGGCAGATAGCGGCCGAGCGCGCCGCCGAATTCGGTCATCACCGCTTCGACGGTGTCGAGCGGCACGCTGCCGACGAGCAGGAGTTCCTTGTTCATGGCGCGATCTTAGGAAGTTCGCGCGCTTCACGAAAGGCGGACATCATGACGACCATCACCCTGGGTGGGCGCAGCTTTATGCTGCGCCCCCTGACGCTCGGACAGTTGCGCAGCGTCTTGCCGGCTTTTGCGCGCGCCGCCGGCCTCGCCCATGAGGACGCGATCGACGCGGCGATCGACATCCTCGCCGCCGCGCTGGAGCGCGATCATGCGGCGATGACGCGCGACGCGCTGCTCGGCATCGAGCTGCGGCCGGCCGAGCTGATCGCCGCGGTCGATGCGATCGCGCGGCTCTCGGGGCTCGTCACGGAGGAGTCAACGTCGCTGGGGGAAGCGGTGGCGTCGGCTGGGGCGAGCTTTACGGCCTCCTAGCCACCGGCTGCGGCTACACCTGGCCGCAGATCGATCAGATGACGCTGCCGCAGGTGCACGAGCTGCTCGCTTATTGGCGCGCGCATCCGCCGGTCCATCTGCTGCTCGCGGCGGCGCTCGGGCTCCATGAGAAACGCGAAGCACGCGACGATTTCGCCGCGCTGATGGCGCTCGCGCCCGGCGGCGTGCTGCGCGCACAAGGAAAAGAGTGATGGCCGACAGTCAGATCGAGGTGCAAGTCACCGCCGACACGTCGTCTTTCGCCGACGCGATGCAGGGCGCCTGCAGCGCCGCGCAGGCGAGCTTCGCCGGCTTGCAGCAATCGAGCCAAGCCGTCAATACCGGCGTCGGCACGCTCGGGCCGAACGCGCAAAAGAGCCTCAAAGGCGCGAAGAGCACGACCGACGATTGGACGAAATCCTTCGCCAATCTCGATCACGCCTTCAGCGCGTCGATCACCGGCATGGTCGTCGGCACGGAGACCTGGCAAAAGGCGGTGAAACGTCTCAGCCAGACGGCGCTGTCGGACCTCGTCAACCTGGCGCAGAAAGAGCTGGCGAGCTGGATCGCCAAAGAGACCGGCATGACGGCGGCGACCACCGCCGGCAATGCGACGCGCAACGCGTCCAACACCAGTGCGCAATCGGGATTGCTGACGACGATCGCACAGGTCCTGGCGCGATGGCTCGGCATCGAGACCGCCAAGACCGCCGCGACCACGGCCGGCAATACCGCGCGCGGTGCCTCGGATACCGCTGCGGCTGCGGCAAGCTCGGCGCTCGCGGTCGCGCGCGGCATGGGCATGATCGAGATTTCGGCTGCCGAAGCCGCGGCCGCCGCGTTTGCCGACTTCGCCGAGCTCGGCCTGCCGGGCTTGGCCGCGGCGCCCGAAGCCGCTGCCGCGGCGTTTGCCGCAACGATGAGCTGGGGCGCCGGTCTCGGCGCCGGCTTGTTCTCGGCGGCGGGCGGCGCGTGGAGCGTGCCGTCCGACATGCTGGCGATGGTGCATCGCCAAGAATCGATCCTGCCCGCGGGCGTCGCGCAGCCGATGCGCGATTTCTTCTCGGGCGCCGCCGCGAGCAGCGGCGGCGGCGGCGACAGCTACGCGATCACCATCCAGGCGATCGACACGCAGACCGGGGCGCAATTCCTGATGAACAATGCCGGCGCGATCGCGCAGAGCCTGGCGCGCGAGCTGCGCAACGGCAATGCGACGCTGCGCAACGCGATGAGAACCACATGAGCACCTCCGTCTTTCCAACCCTCGTCGGACTCGGCTGGTCGGCGACGCGGCGCGAGATCTGGAAGACGCGCAGCCAGGAAGCGATCAGCGGCAAGGAGACGCGCATCGCCGACTGGTCCTATCCGCGCCATCAATGGACGCTCGGCTTCGACTTTCTGCGCCAAGGCGCGCTGTCGGGGACGGCTTACAGCGAGTTCGCACAGCTCGCCGGCTTCTTCGATCTGCGCCAGGGCATGTTCGACTCGTTCCTCTACGCCGATCCCGACGACAATGCCGTGACCGCGCAGGCGATCGCGACCGGTGACGGCGCGACCACCGGCTTTCCACTGGTGCGCGGCTTCGGCGGATTCGTCGAGCCGATCCTCGCGCCCAACGTCGTGAGCCATGTCTATTTGGGCGGCGTCGTGCAAAGCCCGTCGAGCTACAGCGTCAGCGCTTGGGGCGCGACCACGCCGGGCCTCATCACCTTCACCGCCGCGCCCGGCAGCGGCGTCGCGATCAGCGCCGATTTCAGCTTCTACTTTCCGTGCCGCTTCGCCGCCGACCAGATGGATTTTGAGAAATTCATGGCGAGCCTCTACGCGGCGAAGAAGGTGATGTTCCAAAGCATCAAATAACTGACCGCAGAACTGTCAGCGACCGAAAAGCCGCCCCTGCGCGGCCTTTTTTTGGAAGAAAACCGAGGAATTTTCATGAACGAAAACAGAGAGCTGGCATCGCTTGCGTCACGGCCTCCGAGGACGCTTTCTTGCGATGAAAACGGCGTCTTCATCTGGCCTGGATTCGCACTCGTCGAGCGTCGCGGCAAAACGTTCGTACGAGCATCAGAGCGCGACATAGGTAACTTCGTGGGCGTTTTGCACGGGCCTGACGCTGTTTACGGGCCGCTGATATCAATGCTCGATCGAGCCGCACGTCTCCTAGAGAGTGGCAAGGTCGATCAAACGAAAGCGATCTTCGCGAAATTGAAACTGCCCCCGCTAACGGCCTCCGGGGAGACGATGTTACGCGCTGGTTCTGGCTCGTTCGACTCTGACACAACATCCGCGCTGGCCGACCGGTTCGCCGGATCACACGGGCGGACGATTTAAACCGGCTGATGATGCCCAACCCGGCGGCACGGGGTCTAGCTCGACGCGCACCGCTGCGAAGACTCTGGACGAATGCATTGAAGAATGCCATCAACTACTTGAGCGTTGGCAACCACCCGGTACCGACCCGTTGAAGAACTATTGGGATTTCCAAGTCTGCGTGAATATATGCCGCCAAAAATATGATTACAGTTAGTAGGAGAACACATGGACAAGGACTTGGCAAAGGATTTGGTGAGGCGTGCATTCAAGGCAATGTCAATACTCGGCGACTCATTGCCAATGTTGAAGGCGCACTGCGACGAAACTGAGTATCGTGCTTATTTGAAAGCGATTGGGAATACGGGTGCAGCCATCTCCACAGAAATTATACATAGGGTGTTCGCCGAGCATCCCGACATCGAAAAAGAATTTGAAGCGAGATTTCGCTCAGTAGACCGCCCTCCTAGCGGAGCGTCGTAGCCCTAACAGGTCCTACTGTCGCCATTGTGGTTGCGCCGGGCTCTATTGGTACCAATCCCGTCGCGATAAGGCCCGCGACCACGTCGGGCTTATTCTGGCTGATGGTCGAAAGCTAACAGCCCGTAGCTAAGAGCTTCTCCCATGAAACCCGCCTCCACCGCGCTGCAGAACCTGCTCGCCAGCCGGCAATTCTTCGCCGCCGATCTCTACAGCTTTACGCTGATCGGCGGCGGCGTGCTGCGCTATTGCAGCGGCGATCGCGACATCATCTCGGGCGGGCATCTCTTCTCAGCCCAAGGCCCGCGCATCGATCGCAAGGACAACAAGGCGAAATGCCATTGGAAGGTCGGCGTCGCGGTCGACACGCTGGTCTTCGACGTGATGCCGCAAGCAAGCGATCTGGTGAACGGCCAGGCGTTCCTTGCGGCCTGTGTGCAAGGCGCGTTCGACGGCGCCGAGCTGCAATTGGAGCGCGCCTTCATGGCGAGCTACGGCGACACCTCGACCGGCACCGTGATCATGTTCGTCGGCCGCGTCGCCGAGATCGATCTCGGACGCGCGGTCGCGACCTTCACCGTCAACAGTCATCTCGAGCTGTTGAACCTGCAACTGCCGCGCAACCTCTGGCAGCCCGGCTGCGTCAACAGCCTCGGCGATGCGAGCTGCGGCGTCAATCTTGCGAGCTTCGGTATCGCCGGCAGCGCCGCTGCGGGATCGAGCGCGAGCGTCGTCACGGCGAGCCTCGGCCAGGCCACGGGCTATTTCGATCAAGGCAAGATCGCCTTCACGAGCGGCGCCAATGCCGGCCTCACGCGCTCGGTCAAGAGCTGGGTCACGGGCGCGCCGGGCAGCATCGCTCTGCTCGCGCCGTTGCCGAACGCGCCGGCCGCGGGCGATGCGTTCACGATCTATCCCGGCTGCGACAAGACGCTCGGCGCCAATGGCTGCGCCAAATTCGCCAACACCGCGCGGTTCAAGGGCTATCCCTACGTGCCGACGCCCGATACGGCGGTGTGAGGACGAGCGATTAGGGACCGCTTGTATCGGCTCCGCTGTGAGCCCCCGCCTGGGCATGATGACCGGTGGTGTCAGGGTTATTGCCGAGGGCACCCGGTGGCAACCCATCGGGCGAATCATCATCCCGCTCGCGGTTAGGCGGCGCGCGCCAAAGCGAGCGAAAAAAGCCGAGAAGCGCGGCGAGCAACAGAACACCACCCAGTACGGTCACGGCGATATGCATTGCCAGCTCCCCCGTGCTTAATGCTTCGTACGCCCGATTTGCGACAGGATCGGTTGGCGGCGATAAGGCAGGTCGCAGCCCGGCGTGTCTGGCCAGCGACCTTGCAAGTCGGGCACCAGAACCTGGCGCACGTCGTAATTCTGCGTCCCATAGAAGATGCCGACGAAGGTCGCGTATTTGGTGCGGCCGATCACCCCGGCATCGACGATGCGGACGGGGAACTTGCCGCCAATGCTGACCAGCTCTTCGTCGGCGAAGGCGCGACCGCGCGCGCGTTGCATCTCGCCGAGCCGATTGAGGATGTTGGCGAATGGCGTCTTGTCGGTATCGACCATCAGCAATTCCGGCAAGCCGTGATGGTAATTGCCGATCGTGTACATGAAGGGCTGCTTGTCCGGAGGCTCGTGCTCGGTGCGGTAGACAACCTGCACGCACTGGCCGCTCGCGGTGATCTTTTCCGTGATGTCGCGGCGCAACTGCGCCCAAAGCTTCTCGATCGCTTCGTCGGGCATGCCAATCCTCCGCACGCATGACGGAGCGATATTAGCATTCCCGCTGCGCTGCCGGGCCGCATTTTTACTTCCGACAATCGAAGGCGTTCCGATGATCGACGTCGACACGGAGCGCGCCGCGGTCGTGGCCGAGGCGCGCGCCTGGTTGCGCACACCCTATCATCATATGGGCCGCGTCAAAGGCGCGGGCGTCGATTGCGCGACCTTGCTCGCCGAGGTCTATGCGCGCGCCGGCGTCATCCCGCCGGTGGCGATCCCGTTCTATCCGCCCGATTGGCATCTCCATCGCGACGCCGAGCGCTATCTCGGATTTGTGCTCGATCACGCAAATGAAATCTCCTGCGAAGCCAAACCAAAACCTAGCGATCTTGCGCTGTGGCGTTTCGGGCGCTGCTTCTCGCATGGCGCGATCGTGATCGACTGGCCGCTCGTCATCCACGCCTATGCCGGCAAGGGCTGCGTCTTGGAAGATGTCGAGCGCGCGCGCTGGCTCAGCCAGATCGGCGAGCGCGGCGCGGTCCGTCCGCGGCCGGTGAAGTTTTTTAGGCTTAAGCGCTGGATATCGATCGAAGCATCCGAACCCTCCAGCATCGTCACCCCCGCGAAGGCGGGGGTCCAGGACATCACTGGATTCCCGCTTGCGCGGGAATGACGAAGAACAAGACAAAGGCGTTCGATCTCCATGGCTTCGATCTTCGGCACCTCATCCAAAGCCCAAGCGCATCAGCAGCCGGCGCTGTCGGGGCTGCAGGTGCAGACTTCCGCCTATGGCAAGGTCATCCCGATCGTCTACGGCACGACGCGCATCGCGCCCAATCTCATCTGGTACGGCGATTTCGTTGCAACGCCGCACACCTCCAATCCGAGCAGCGGCGGTGGTAAAGGCGGCGTCACCGGCGGTGGCGGCGGCAAAGGCGGCGGCGGGGGCGGCAACACCACCTACACCTATTCGGCCGCGGTTGCGCTGGGTCTGTGCGAAGGACCGATCGCCAGCGTCGGCACGGTCTGGGCCTCGAAGACCGAGACCACGCTGGCCGCGCTCGGCCTCGGGCTCTTCACCGGCGCTTACGCGCAAGCGCCGTGGAGCTATCTCACCTCGGTTCATCCGACGCAGGCGCTCGGCTACAGCGGCACCGCCTATGTCGCGGGCGCGGGCTATCAGCTCGACAGCAACGCGCAGCTGCCGAATCACAATTTCGAGGTCGCGGGGTTTCTCGCCAATACCGCGCCCGGCACGCCCGACGCCGATCCGAGCCAAGTGGTCGCCGATCTCCTGACCAATCCCAATTGCGGCGCGGGCTTTCCGGCGGCGCGGCTCGGCAGCCTCGCGGTCTATCAAGGTTATGCGCTTGCCGCGGGGCTGTGGATTTCGCCGGCCTATACCGAGCAGGCGCAAGCCTCGCAGCTGCTCGACGATATCGCGACCTATACCAACAGCGCGTTCGTGTGGTCGAGCGGCGCGCTGACGCTGGTGCCCTTTGGCGATGCTCCGCTTTCGGCGAACGGCTTCAGCTACACGCCGCCGGCGGCGCCGCTCTACGATCTCGGCGACGACGATTTCCTGCCGAACAGCGCGACCGGCTCCGCGGCTTCGAGCAACGATCCGGTGCTGGTGACGCGCAAGCGCGCCGCCGATTCGCTCAACGATGTGAAGATCGAATTCCTCGACCGCGCCAATCAATACAACACCGGCATCGTCGAGGCCTCGGACCAGGCGATGATCGATCTCTACGGGCTGCGCAGCGACCAGGGCCGGCAGGCCCATCTCTTCACCGATGTCAACGCGGCGCGGCAATCGGCGCAGCTGCTGTTGCAGCGCCAGGCGATCCGCAACACCTATCAGTTCACCCTCGACCAGCGCTACATCCTGCTCGACCCGATGGACATCGTGACGCTGACCGATGCGCGGCTCGGCCTTAGCCGGCAGTGGGTGCGGATCATCGAGATCACCGAGAACGACGACGGCACGCTGCTCTTCGCCGCCGAGGATTACCTCGCCGGCACCGGCTCGGCCGCGCGCTATTCCTTCGCGACCGGCACCGGCTATAGCGCGCAATACAATGTCGATCCCGGCAACGCACTGGCGCCGATCGTGTTCGAGCCGCCGGCGCAGATCGCCGCGAGCGGGCTCGCGATCTGGCTCGCGACCGCCGGCGGCCCGCTCTGGGGCGGCGCCGATGTCTATGTGTCGAGCGACGGCAGCACCTATAAGCGCGCGGCGCGGACCAACGGGCCGGCGCGTATCGGGACGCTGACGGCCTCGTTTCCCGCCAGCGCCGATCCCGATCGCGTCGATACGCTCGCGGTCGATCTTTCGCCCTCGCGCGGCAGCCTGCTCTCCGGCACGCAAAGCGACGCCGATCTCGGCCACACGCTCTGCTATGTCGCGAGCGCGAGCGGCTACGAATTGGTCAGCTACAAGACCGCGAGCCTCACCGGCGCCAATGCCTATAGTCTCGGCGCTTATCTGCGGCGCGGGCTCTATGGCACCACGATCGCGAGCCATGCGAGTGGCGCGGCTTTCGCGCGGCTGGACGATGCGATCGTCAGTCTCGCTTACGACAAGGGCCAGCTCGGCGCGACGATCTACATCAAACTGCTCTCGTTCAATCTCTGGGGCGGCGGCGCGCAGCAACTCGCCGATGTGCCGGCCTATGCGCATGTCATCGCCGGACCGCCGGCGCCGCCCAACGTCACCGGCTTCGCCGCGCAGCAATCGGGCGCGGTGGTCGCCTTCGCCTGGAACGCGGTGACCGATACCGCGCTCAAAGGTTACGACATCGGCTACGCGCCGCCGGGCACGAGCGACTGGTCGCTGTTCAATCTGCTCACCGAAGCCGCGGCCGGCACCGAGATGACCAATGCCGAGGTGCCGCCGGGCAGCTGGATTTTCGGCATCCGCGCCCGCGACATCGCCGACCAGCTATCGCCGGCGATCGGCACGCTGAGCCTCACCGTCACCAACGCGCTGCCGGTGATCTCCAACGCCGACGCCGCGCCGCTCTGGGCCAGCGCGCTTTATCACGATCTCGGTAACTTCAAGGACGCGCCGGTCGTGACGGTAAGCGGCGGCGCGTTCGCCGCGGATGCGGTGGCGGTCGTCGTCGATCTAGGAAATTTCAGCTCTTAGCTTTCGGCAACCAGCTTTTAGCCGGTCAAACAACGTCATCGCCGGGCTTGTCCCGGCGATCCACGTTTTAACCCGTGGATGCCCGGAACAAGTCCAGGCATGACGAAAAGAAGATGTCGTGATGATGGGAAGTTTAAGGGCTGCCAGCCTCTCAAAAAGGAGAATCATGTCCGATCAGTTACAAATCCGCCGCGACACGCTCGCCAATGTGCAAGCCGCGACGCCCGCGCAAGGCGAGCTCGCGATGGCGACCGATAGCGACGAGCTCTATCTCGGCGACGGCGCGAGTGCCGGCGGCATTCGCCTCGGTCCGAGCTTTCCGTTCCCCGGCTATATCAGCGGCCGCTATTACGTGGCCGGGCTGACGACCAACACCACGCTGACGGTGACGGCGAATCAGCTCTATACGATGCCGTTCTTTTGCTTTCGCAAGCAGAGCTTCACCAAGATCGGCCTGCAGGTGTCGTCCTTCATCGCCAGCAGCAATTGCCGGCTCGGTCTCTACGCGCCGCTCGTCTCGAATGTCGCGGCGCCTGGCGCGCTGGTGCTCGATTCGGGCGCGGTCTCGACCGCGGCGAACGGCGCGATCGAAGCAACGGTCGGCGTGACGTTGAACCCGGGGCTCTATTTTGCCGCGGCACTGTTCAGCGCGGCGGTCGGCGTGATCGAAGCCAATTCCTCGAACAATCTCATCCCGTGGCTGCTCGGCGAATCCTTGAACAACGGCCTCGATGCGTTCTCGTTCGCGGCGCAGGCCTACGGCGCGTTGCCCAACCCCGCCGACACTGTGAGCTTCAGCCAGACGAACGCCTTTCCCGGCGTATGGCTGAGACTATGACGGCCGTTCGCTGCGGGATCTTCGATCTCCTCACCGGCCTCGGCTTTCACCGTCATTACACCGGCGCGCTGACGCCGCGCGGCGCGAAGGGAGTCGATGCCTATGCGCGCGTCGCTCCGCCGGCGGCGCCGTCGCTCGGCCAGGTGAGCGGCGGCTCACTCGCCGCGGCGACGCTCTATGCCAAGGTGACGCTGGTCAGCCCGAGCGGCGAAACCACCGCCTCGACTGAGAGTTCGCTCGCGGTTACGGCGAATCATTTGCTCCAGATCGCGTCGCCGACGAGCGCCGGCAATTCGAGCGGCTGGAACGCTTATGTCGCGAGCGCCAGCGGCGCGGAGGTGTTGCAGAACGCGACGCCGATCGCGCTGGGAACAGCGTGGACCGAGCCGGCGACGGGGCTCGTCACCGGCACCGCGACGCCGCCTGCGGCCAACACCACGGGCTGGGACGTGTTCAACCTGTTCGTGCCGGACCCGGTCGCCGCGTGCAGTTTCATCACCGATCCGGTCGATACCGGCTTCGACGCCGATCTGCGCGTGTTTCTGACCGCGACGACCGGCTTCGGCCCGAACCAATCCGGTACGCCCGCGATCGGCTTCGCGATCGATACCTGGCTCGCCGGCCAGAACGATCCCGCGAGTTTCGTTAATTGGCCGAGCGCCGGTTACGTCGCGATGCGCTATCTGCGCGCGAAGCTGAGCTACACGCCGGTGCAAGGCGCGCTCGTTTATGTGAGCGATTTCGTGCCGGTGATCGATACCGCGCCGACGGTCGAGACCGGCAATTCGCTGACCGTCGCCGCCGGCGGCACCACGATCACGTTCCCCGAGCAATTTCATGTGCCGCCGCAGGTGATCGCCAATTGCATCAGCAACAGCGCGCTCGGCGTGACGGTCGCGAGCGTCACGGCGACCGGCTGCACCTTCCATGTGTGGAACTCGAGCGGGGTCGATGTCGGCGGCGTGATCAATTACGAAGCGGTTGGTGAGTAGCTGCTAGCCGACAGACACCAATCCGGCGATGCGCCAGCAAAGGCGGTTGTCCCGCTCACGCGCTCTCCGCGCGTGAGCCCTTCGGGGCCGACCGCGAAGAGCGCGTCGGCCGGGGCAACCGAATCTTCAGGCGCTCGCCGCCTTGCGACGGCGCGATCGCCGGCAATTAAGAAGAAAGCGCCGCACGGATGGCCAGTGTTCTCGAAAGGCTGAAACGCGCCAGCGCCCGCCTCGATGGGCTGATGCTGGCGCCGGACGGCGGGATCGATTTCGCCGCGACCAACGCCAATGGCGCCTGGACCGAGGCGCAGAAGAACGCGGTGCGCGCGGCACTCGGCCTCGGCGCGCCCGTCTCGGCGCCGGCGCGGCGCGCGGCGAGCATCGCCGCCGCGATCGAGACCTGGCTCGATCGCACGGCACAGGGCCTCGGCTTCAACAATATCGTGACCGCCGTGAGCTATACGACCTCGTCGGTCGAGCTGTGGCAACGTCAGGCGGCAGCGCTGGCCGCGTGGCGCGACGCGGTGTGGCAGGCGGCGCTTCTGCTGCTGGTCGAGCCGGCGCGATTGCCGGAAAACGACGCAGCGATGATCGCCAAACTTCCCCAACCCGATATTCCAACGAGCTGAGGCTTCTCATGTCAGGTACCTCACCCGTCAGCGCCTGGGCGTTGCCGTTCAGCACCGGCACGAGCGTCGACGATCCGACCAGCTACAAAGGCAAGATCGACGGCGATTTCGCGGTCGTGCAGCGCGTCGCCGACGCCTTCGCGCCCAAGCCCGCGAGCCCGGCGGCGATGTCGGTCGCGATCGATCCCGGCTTCGTCGTCGCGACCGGACCAAGCGGGTTGCAGTCGATCGTCGAGCTCGGCGTGCAGAGCGTGACCATCGCCGCCGCGCCGGGCGCGCCCAACAATCGCATCGATCTGGTGGTGATCGACGACGGCACCGGAATCGCCAGCGTGATTGCCGGCGCGCCGGCCGGCACGCCCGCGGCGCCCGCGCTCACCCCCGGCAAGAAACAGATCGCGCAGATCGCGGTGCCGAACGGCACCAGCGCGATCGCCAACGCCAACATCACCGATCTGCGCGCGGTGTGGCAATCGACCGTGCCGGGCATCAAATGGGCGATCGCCGGCGGCAGTGCTGACGCGATCACCGCGAGCTATACGCCGGCGAACGCGGCGCTGGCCGACGGACTCGTCCTCGGTTTTCGCGCCAGCGCGGCGAATGCGACGACCACGCCGAGCTTCAGCCCCGACGGGCTCACCGCGGCGACGATCACCAAGAAAGGCGGGCAGGCACTGCTCGCCGGCGACATCCCCGGCGCGCTCGGCGAGTGCCTCCTGCGCTATAACGCCGCCAATACACGCTGGGAGCTGCTCAATCCCGCCGTCGCACTGCCGACGATCGCGAACGATCACCTGCTCGCCAACACCAGCGGCGCGACCGCCGCGCCGGTCGACACCGCGCTCTCGGCGCTCATCGACGCGGCCGCCGGCAACACGAATGCCGACATGCTGCAACGCGTCAGCGGCGCGTGGATTGGGGTGACGCTGTCGGGCGCGATCGACAACGCGATCGGCGCGACGCGCGGCGCGATCCTCGAGCGCGGCGCCAGCGGCTGGACGCTCGTCGCGCCGGGCACGAGCGGCCAAGTGCTCACCTCGAACGGCAGCGGCGCCGATCCGAGCTATCAGGGCGTGACGGGCCCGACCAGCCAGGGCGCGGTCGGAACATATGTCTGCGCCTATGGCTCCGCGTTTTCAGTGCCGTCTGGCGGCTATCAATGGTCGGGGAGTACGCCTGCTATAGGCGCGACGGGTACGATTGTCGGTCTCTCAGGCACCTGGCGCAACATGTCGATCGCCTCACAATTCGCCGCCGGAACCTCGTGCTGCGCCGTCACTGGCCTCACCTACCTCGCCTTGAGGATCGCATGATTATTACAAGCTGCACGGAACCGCGCTGGGGCAACCCGGAGCATACGCAGATCGTCTGCCGCGTCACCTTTGCCGGCAGCGGCGAGGTGTTTCCGTTCGCGGCGATGGCGGACGACCACCAGCCGCACGGTCGCAATCTCTGGCAGCGCCTTAATGCCCGCGAATTCGGCCAGATCGGCGACTACGTTGCGCGAAAGCTCGACGCCGGTGCGCCCGTATCCCCAAAGGTCCTCGACCCGAAATGAGCGCACCGATTGCCGATCCGATCTTCAGCCTTATGGGCTGCAGTTATCGGCGGGATCGCTATGCCAAGGCCGGCGACGTCCTGCCGCAGCATTCCCACGATTTTGATCACGGGGTGTACGTCGAGCGCGGGAGCGCCCGTATGAGCTGGTTCAATCCCAATTACGATGCCGTCCTGCGCGCGGACGAAGGAAGTGCCGCAATCTTTCGACGCGGGCGCGTTCACGCTGTCACGGCGCTCGAGGACAAGACGGTGGTGATGACGATTCTGCCGGCGCAGCCGATCGGCTAGCGGGATCCGGCAAGCAAGCTCCGCTTGATGTAGAGATCGTCGTAGCCGCCAAAGATCTGGACCAGGGTGTAGCCCGCAGCAGCCAAATACTGTCGCAGTTGCTCGTTCTGGTAATTGTTTTCGACCGACATCGCGCGAATGTCGTATCGCTTGAAATCGAGGTCCCGAACGATTTTCCATTCCGAGCCTTCAGTGTCGATTGAGATATAATCGATTGTCTGTAGACCGTGCTCGCTGAGGATGTCCCCGAGCCTGCGCGCTTCCACCTTGATCTCGCGTATAATGGCGTTGTTGGCACGAACTGAAATGAGATGCCGCAAATCGTAGCTCGCCTTCAGCCCGCTATGGGCCTTTTCTGCGTCCCCTAGCTCTATTTCGAGAAAGTCGGCAGTGCCATTGGTGTCGGCGACGGCGCAATTGAGGCATGGCACTTTCCGCCTAGCCTTGAGCTTCTCGAATTCACTCGGTAACGGCTCGATACAGAGCCCAGTCCAGCCGAGCGTCTCCTCAAAAAAAAGCGTGTTGGAGATCGTTACTCCGTCAGAAGCCCCGACGTCGACGAATATCCCGTGATGAGCGCGCAACTGGAAATACTTCTCGTAAATAAACCGATCTTGACCGAGCTGGGAATAAAACCGCTCTGCGGCGGCCATTTCGCGCCTCCTGTTCTCTGGCGATACTTACCGTATAACGCCAACCGGCGTACGGTTGAAGATACCATAAACGGCCCCTTGCCGTCGCGCGGCCGGCGCAGCATGTCGCTGAGCCACCGGCGCGATGTTCACGAGCGTTATGGCTTTCGCGCCTCGACATTCAAGCTGATATTGATTCCGTGGAACTCTGCTAGGCTCGAATCCTGGAAAAGGCCGAAGCTCGGCACACGGCGGATAGCTTCGAACCCCGCGTTCAGCAAGTGGACGCCCAAAAGCTCGAGGTCGAACCCCACACAATGAAAATCAGTCTGGTCGCTCTGCCCGCCGAACATCATTTGCATCACGAGCTCCTTGTCAGCGCCCTTGACCTCGGGTTTCACGAATAGTTGCGAGAGAATGTTTAGGTCGGGAACGGCGATCATGGCTTTGCCGCCCGGCTGTAGGACGCGGTGCCATTCCTTGAGCGTGCGCGAAACTTCCGCGTAAGGCACGTGTTCGAGCACGTGACTCGCGTAGAGTGCTTCGATCGTATCGTTCTCGAATTGCGAAAGATCACCGCAATTCCCGACATAATCGACCTCGGGACCTTCGCATAGATCGAGCGTTTTCCAGCCGAGATATCGCTTCCTCGATCCGAGCTGAAGCTTCATCGCATTGCCTCCCGACGCGTCCAGCTTCGTCATTGCATTCTTCGCGAAGCGTGGCGCGCCGATTATAGCAACGCGGCGCGGTCGGCGTCTCGTCTTTGGAGTCATCCATGAATCAAAAGCTCGATGCCGCGTTCGACGGCACCGCGGCGCTGACCGCGATTGCCGCGCCGCTCTGGCTCGCCGACGCCGAGCTCTGGGGCCGCGCGCTGGTGATCCTCGGCGGTGTCGTGCTGCTGGCGCTGCGCATCGTGATCGCCTGGCGCACGCTGCGCCGCCCTCGGAGCGAGTCCGGCCGCCATGAGTGACGCCACGCCGAGCGACGACGGCTTCGCCGCCGCGGTCGCGCTCGTGCTCGCGCATGAGGGCGGGTTTCAGGCGATGCCCGACGATCCCGGCAACTGGACCGGCGGCAAGATCGGCGCCGGTGCATTGAACGGCACGAAATACGGCATCAGCGCCGCGACCTATCCGACGCACGACATCGCCGCGCTCACGGCCGCCGATGCGGCGGCGATCTATCGCCGGGACTTTTGGGATCGCTGGGGCCTCGCCCAGCTGCCACCCGCGATCGCGGGCAAGCTGCTCGACGCCGCGGTCAATATCGGCATCGACGACGCCGTGCGCTGCTTGCAGCGCGCGCTCCGCGCTGCCGGCCAAGCGCTTGCCGAGGACGGCAAGCTCGGCGAGGCGACCCTCGCGGCCGCCGCGGCGGTCCCACCCGCGCTGGTGCTGCCGGCGCTGCGCGAGGCGCTCGCCGGTCACTATCGCCTCATCGCCGCGCGCCAGCCGGGCGAAGCGCGCTTCCTCACCGGCTGGCTCGCCCGCGCTTATTCGTAAACGCCAACGATCAACACAGAGGAGTACCTACGCATGTCCAATATCCCGAACGACGCCAAGCAGGCCGTCGCCCAGGCCAAAGCGGCCGTCGTCACCGAACGCCGTCACCTCGCCGCACGGCTCATCGCCTGGCTGCGCGCGCATCCGCATACGATGCTCGCGATCACGGCGGCCGTGGTGGTGCTCGCGGTCACGATCGGCGTGCTGCGAGGCTGAGATGGCGTTCGGCATCGACGACGCGGTCGGCGCGGTCTCGACCCTCGCCAATACGATCATCAACAAGGTCTTCCCCGACCCGCAGGACGCGGCAAAGGCCAAGGCGCTGCTCGAGGCGGCCGACACGCAAGCCGCGATCCAGCAGACCGCGTCGCAGCTCCAAGCGATCGTCGCCGAGGCGCAATCGAGCGACAAATGGACCAGCCGCGCACGGCCGAGTTTTCTCTACGTTTGCTACCTGATGATCGTGTCGGCGATCCCGATGGGCGTGCTCTACGCCTTCGATCCCGACCACGCGCAGAAGATCGCGCTCGGCCTGCAGGCCTGGCTCGCCGCGATTCCCGATCCGGTGTGGCAGCTCTTCACCGTCGGCTATCTCGGCTACACCGGCGGCAGGTCGTGGGAAAAAATCAAAGGCGTGAGCAAGTAG